CCGGGCTGACAATCGCCATCCACAGTGATACACTAATTAACAAGCACGACCTACCTAACGAGCTGTACGCAGCAGTGCAAATAGTTCGGTACCTGAATTCGGAATATACATCTCTTAAGTACTTGTTCTATCGAAACAGAGTTATGGATCGTGTTGACTTTTCGTGGACAAATAAGTTGTGTCAGGATCATGATCGATGCAACTGCGATTTAACTGTGGTGATTAAGGATCAGCTTTTTGCAGGTCATACGTTCACGATTCATCGTAACCAGAATAGCTTGAAGCAAGATAAAGACTCGATGGTTGTTAGAGCATTGGCAGCCATTAGCTCGTCTTTTGCAATGGTGGCCGGTGTTCCGATACCGATACTCAAGCGTGAGGATTGGGAATATGTTCGAATACACTTTGCGTCCCAAACCTACGCCAATATGACGAAAATTCCTCCCTTGTTCTTTAAAAATACAGGTACGAGAGACCAAGAACTGTCGTATCCGGGCACGATCGTGGCTCGAGCCCTGAAAAAATGGGACGTCTCTGAGATGGACCCTTTTGGGGGTTGGTCCGTCTCACAATTTCAGTCTCAAGGTGTTTTCAAAAACTCGACCATATTGAAGTGGAACGGTGTAGCATGGGATAACGCGGCTGTACCGGGGACAACCACACCGTTGGCCTTGGGCACGCAATGTCGTTCTCGTTTGTCTCAGTACAATAGGGCATACACGGGAAGTCGCTACGGGCAGTATCAGCGTCATACTCTGACAGGACTTTACCACAAAAAATTGGTGATGGGCATGAAAAAGTTAGATCAGCCCACTAACTCGATAAACCCGATAGGTCAGACATTGGCCCCGCTATTGCCGCAAGCATTGAGCATGATGTACGATATCTTGGGCGTGTCAAAACATTTCAAAACAGTGGTGTACGACCCCGATCATGATGTGTGGGAGGGAATGCCATTGGCATCTTCGGCGGGATGTCGTGCGGGCCCGTCTGCCAAAGTAATGTCGACGACTGGGACAATCTTGGTCCATACTGTCAACGGAAAAAAAATCGATCAGTTGGAGTATTGTAAGAGGAGTTATGGTAGTACTCTCGATGCGGCAAAAAAAGGCGTGTTTGAGCCTCGCGAGGATAAAGCGTATACAATCGTTCAGAAGCCAGAGGTGGTTAACGACCGTGACCAACACGATGCGTGCGCTGATCTGTATTGCGAGGTTCAAATGCGTAAAAATTATGAGCAGGATGTATTGTCCACTTACCGTCGTGTCGTTGATAAAACAATGAAAACAAAACTAACGACAAATGGTTTAGCATCGTCCTATTCTCCTGGCAATCATAACCGCTCTCTGGAACAGTTGGAGAGTGATCTACAGAAGGCCGAAGAAGAGTTAAAGCAGCTGACAATGAAGTATCGTAACTATGTAATACCCTTCGCCTCTGATTATCCTCTGCAGGCCCATGTTCATAAAATTCGTCAAGGTCTCGAGAGAGGCACTCAAATCCGTGTGGGGAGTTCTTGGTGGGGGGGTGGTGCACAGCGCTTTATGGAATATTTACAAGTATCCCCCGAACAAATTGACGCAATAATTCTGGAGAAGGGAGAGGATTATCGGCCGACATTAGGCGACGGCGATATAAAAAGTCTAGATTTGTCGATTAAGCGTTTTTTTATGGAACTATATACTGTAACGGGTGGAAAATACTACAAATTTGAAGACGCTATTGACTACCGAACCTATAGTCTTATGGTCAAGCATTGTCTTCACTCGATTGCAGCTCGTTGCACCCACATCTTCGGCAATGAGTGGCGTGTGATAATGGGTGGAATGCCGTCGGGATCCTACATAACCAGTCATGGGGACTCTTGGATAATGTTGCTCATGTTTTGTCTTTTCGTTTGTCATGCGCGGGAGCGGTTTCCGTTCAAGCGTAAGATGATCGATGAATGCGTTCAGAGATCGTGGGTCAACATAGCCCTTTATGGTGATGACCACATCTTACGCTCGATACGAGGCCTTCAGGGTGTGATAGGGGAGCAGGAGTTTGTCAATTTCCTCTATAATTTTTTTGACATGGGGTCTCGCGACGTTCGTCCAGATGTCTCGTTCTGCTCGGAGGCTGACAATTTGGGTGGTTTAAAAAGAAAAGGAATCGTTTTTTTGAAGAAGTATTTTATACCGTTGCCTGAATATATGAAACGACCACACCTCAAGATGCCTACGGTTGTTCCTTATAGAACTCTTGACTCGTATGTTCATAGGATCGCCTTTGGGTCAGCAAACGAAAGAACAGAACTTGATCAGATACTATCGTGTATAGGTAATGCTTATGATACTATGGGTACCAACCCAACCGCTTATCGTTTTCTGAGTATGGTACATGCCGAACTTGTCAATTTTCTCGAGGTTGACCGTGATACATTGAGACGAATGATGACCGAGAGAATTAATGATCCGAATGCCAAGGACATAACCAAACTGATTCGTAAGTGTAACTTGCAACCAGAAGAGTTGATAGAAGGTTTTCCGTCCTTGGAGGATTTGATTGTTCGTAATGCAATAGT